CATGAAGCTCACTGTTTTGGCGGTTGTGTTGACGCTGAGCACGAGATATGTGTTGCCCTTTGTGCTCGCCTTGACTCGCACCGCTTTTCACATCCTCATTTCAAATTTTCGTACTTTATCGAACTCATCGACGAAAGCTCGTCGAGATATCCGACAGTGTTCTCCGTCAGCACCCGCGTTGTGCTGATTGGGATAATCGCCATCACAAAGAATCCGGCTTTTGCCGCGAAGAACGCGCCGGACTCGGTCTGACGGTAGTACAGCTCAAACTCGTCCACATCAAGCGGCTCAAGATATTTTGATTCAACAAACTCTATCCCGGCCGAAGTCTTATATGGTATATAGTCGTAAGAGCCTATCCGCAGAGATATCGGCAGCGGATCGCAGCGCTCCTCCCCGTCAAACTCGTCCTTGACCAGCCTCAAAAACGCTTCCGGCGGCTCAACAATATACCGCTGCACGATTTTGTCCGCCTGCGTCGGAGTGATGTCAAAAGAGGTCATAAGCGAGTCGATTGAAAAAACCGGGCAGTCATTAAGGTAGTAAGCGGCGAGACCGTCGCTGAGCATTTGCGTTGTCATGTCGTACAGCGATATGCATTTATTCGCCTTGCACAGGCTTATGATTTTTTTGATTTTCATATTAAACTCCTGTTTCTGTTTTAATCCAAAGGTCGCCCAAACTGTTCCAAAGTTTAATTACCTCTTCCCTGTCGTCACACACAGTCCCGAAGCTCTTGCAATAACCACAGTTATTGTTTTCTTTCGGGACAATGTAGTAACCGTTGACACATGCATCATACAAAAGTGCGACTTCTCCGCCGCACTGCGGGCACAATTTGAGTTTGCTGTTTGTAGTGCTTTCTCTTAATTTTTTGACAAGCTCGTTTTTGCTTTCAAGAAGTTCTTGACACTTTTCGATAAGCTCTTTATTAGTCTTGCGTTCAAAGCACATTTGGTTCGTTAATTCTTCAATTTTTTCAAGCTGCTCGTTTTTCCTGTTGATGGAGCGTTCGCGACGATTCTTTTTAACCCATATCATCAGGTCGCGTGTCAGGTTAATAACCATTACTGCTAAATTCGCCAAAAGAGCAATAAGAATAAGCATTTCAACTTTCGTCATTTTGTTTCTCCTTGGGGCACATAACACCAACTTTGCGGCGGTCGTTCAAGCCCGAACTCGCCAAGCCTTTTCGGCTCGTCATAAATAACAAGGTCAGATATACTCCAGCCGAATCCCACCTTGCCGTTTCCAAGATAACTTATAACTTGTTTGTCCGTAAGACAAAGAAGAGGAACTTCTATTTCCGGTATTTCCTGCGCACCGAGATATTCAAAAGCAATTGGAAAAATAGCGTTACACACAAATTCCCCAATAACTCTACCGCAAAAGAAAAGTTGCCCTTTCTTTGCATCACTGCCACCTTTGGTGCAGTAGATATAACACTTAAACGGTGTCTTGATTTTTGGTTCGTTCTTTCGAAGTTCGACTTTTTTCTTTCCGCTTGCTATCAGTTTGCAATATAGCGGTCTGATACTCAGCATAATTGATTCCGTCATAACTCCCCTCCGCCGTTGCAGGAGTACTCTTTAAGCGCAGCCGCAGCCTGCGACATAAGGTATTCAATGCACTCAAAATCTCCGCTTGGGTCAAAACAGGGACATTCCGGACAAGATCCGGGTGCGCCCGCTCCGCAGAGTTCGGTCGCCCGGATCAGCTGCTCAAGAGTCAGATTCTTCATAATGTTCAACCTCCTTTGCCAGTCCGCATTTAAGCGGGCTGTTATAGCAAGGATTTTTACAAGTGCCGATTTTCTGACACTGGAAACAGCAGTAGTTTCCGCGACGGTGGTCGCAGTTAAAATGTGTGCACATCATGATTCTGGCTTTCTTCTTATTCATCGTCCGCCGCCTCCATTTCCTCGTTCCAGCAGTCTTCACACGGCGCCGGACCCGCTCCGAAAATCGCAGAGTGCTGACAGCTTCCGCCGTAGCAATTCACGCGGCACGTTCCCGGCACGCCTTCTTCATCCGGCTTGGCGTTCGGAAACTTCTCAAAAAAGTCTTGCGCGTAAGTTTTACACGGGTGCTCATCGCTCCATTTCTGCATGGCTTCAATCGCTTCTTTGACTTTCGCGACGGAATAATTGTCGGGACCATAGCGACAAAAATCGTACAGCGGGCAGTCACCGTCTCTGTCGAGCTTCTGACAATCGCCTTGAGAGCTGCAAATTCTTTTTTGCAGCATAAGGAAATTTAACGTTTTACTGCAATCCATACTCATTCTCCTTTCAGCAGTTCATGCTCGCCGCTCTGAAGCTGAAGCTTCGTCTCAGACATCTCATAGCCCAACTCGCAAAGGAACTCATAAATTCTGTCAAGGCTTTGGTTTTCCTTGTGCTGCGGTGCCCGTTTGTCATTGTTTGACGCATACCACCCGTTGTTGTAGTAGCCGTTGCGATTATCGTCTCCTGCCAGCGCATACGCGACAACTATCGGCGCACGCTTGTCCTCGGCGATAAACTGCCGCCATTTCGGCGCATGTATAGAATACTTTTCTTCGCTTCCAATCTCGGAATTGATATATGCTCTGTCATATGTACAATAGTCCGTTATCTCGCAACCCGCAAACATCACAAGCCACTTGATGATTGTTTCTTTATATTTTTCAACCGCGGTAAAACTTCTGATAAAGTTTACGCGGCACTCATACGCCGTTTCCGTCAAACGCTTGAGCTCACGGTTGGCACTGTCTATGCGCTGTTCGCATTCCGATTTTTCTTCTTTCTTTTTTGATGCTTTGGCTTTCTTCCGCATAAGGTACGCCGTGCCATATGATATTTCCCAAAAAAGCTCTTCTTTGTTTTTGGGCTTTTTAAAGGTTCCCTCTTTCCAGTCTGTAATCGCACACTGTTTGACCCGCTCGTAGGCGGTGCTGTAGATTTGGTTTTTTACGGCTTTCGCGCCGATTGACTTTAGCTCGGCTTTGACAAGCGGCGTTTTCTCGGCTTCAATTTGTCGCCTCTTCGCGCGAGAAAGGCTAAACTCAAAATCGCGTGTTCCGATTACTTTCAGCAGTTCGCGGCGCTCTTTTTCGTCTTTTATGTCCGCTATCCGGACATAGTCCTCAAGCTTGCCACCACGCTCCACCGCCTGCTGCATCTGCTCTGTCGGCAAAGTCGCTATCTTCAAGCGCTTGCGCACGGTTGTTTCGGCAAACCCGGTCTTTTCGACAATCTCGGCAACCGGCACGCCGAGGTTAAACATCATCTGCATACCCTGTGCCTGCTCATAAACAGTCAAATCAGATCGCTGCATATTTTCAAGCAGCATCGTAGACAGCTGCGTTTTATAGTCCATATCAACCACGGCGCAGGGCACTTCTGTCAACCCCGCCTGCTTCGCGGCCGCAAGTCGTCTGTGTCCGATGATAACGGTATACATGCCGTTTTCGGCCGGAACGACCGTCAGGTTCTGCAGGATACCGCGCGCCTTAATAGATTCCGCCAACTCCGTGACGTCGCCGATATTTTTCCTCGGGTTGTCCGGGTGCTGCAAAAGCTTTGTTACCTCGATGTTTGTAATCATGATTTTTCTATCTCCTTTAAAATTAAATATTCCGATATTTCTTCCTTTGCCTGCTCCCACCCGGAGCACCACACAGCGCGGAAACCCTGTCGTTCAAGCGCTTCAAGCCACCATTGCTGGTCGACCGTCGGCTTGTTTCGGCCGGCTTTCATCTCGATATATAAGCCGTGGTATCTCCCCCGGGCGACCGGCAGGCAGAGGTCGGGCACGCCCCTCTTCATTCCCTGTCTCCGGAGCGCGGCACCGTATGAGACACTACGCTTGCCCTCGTTGGGAATATGATATAAAAGCCGCAGCTCCGGCTGTGCGGCGGATTGGTACTCCGCCCACAAAAAAAGTGCTTCCTGCTCCTCGGCCTCGCGGTTCTCTCGCTTGGTCTCGGCCGTTTGGTCGCTGGCCGTGCTGCCGTCATCCGTCGAGTAGACGGTCAGGCTGTCCAGTTCGCACCCGCAGACGCGGCAGAGCCTTGTTTTGTTGCCGTCGGCAAAGTTATATTCACGCCCGCATTTCGGGCATCTGTAAGATCGTATTTTCATATCGCGCCCCCGTTGACATTTTCCGGCGGCGGTGTTATACTATTGACGGTGTTTGGTGTTGTTTCAACATCCTTTGGGCGTCCTGTTACCGCAGGGCGTCCTTTTTCATATCTGTCAAGCCTCGGCAACACATTTTTCGCATATTCGTCAAGATAAGCCACGACAGCCTCACGTCCGTCGGCTTTCCAGATGTGCTTACGGCTTTTTCCTTTTTCTTCAATGATTATCAAAAATTCACTCGGGCGGCTGTTTTCGTCCGTGCCACGGCGGCTTCTGTCAAAATATATCGACACCGGCACGGATATCGGCAAGCGCAGCGCAGAGCCCTCCTCGCGCTCGATTTCCTCGACCCGCTCTGCCATTTGAGGTATGTATTTTTTAATCATCTGGTTGTCAAAGTCAAAACGCTCGTTGTCGGACAGCGCATGACGCTCGCCGAGCTGATTTTTGTAGTGCGTATACTCGATAGCCATGTTCTGATTTTTAAGGTTTGTTACATAGCCGTAAGTCTTGCCGTCGTTATAATCCCGGCGGCTGACGAATCGGCCGCTATAGTCGGCAAGCACTGCATCAAGCACATCGGCGTGCATTAAGATATGATTCTCTTTCATCATATTTTTGCTCCTTTCTTTTTGAGATAATATGCGCAGCAATCGTTTGTCGCGGGGATCTCGCGGAATCGGTCGGTGATGTAGGTATAGGCACAGCACTTTCCGTCCCAGCCGTCGCCCGCACAGTCAATTTTCCGCAGCCAATGGCAGCTTTTACAGACCTTTTTCCTGCGCCATTTTTGCCCGCTCCCCGGCGCGTCAGCGGTCTTTTCGAGTGCCTGCATCGCGCCCGCTCCTCTTTGCTCTGACTCTGTCTTCAAAGGCGATTAGCTTGTCCTCACGGATAAAGCCGTAGATGATAAGTACAACGACGGCGATTTCAAAAACCGTCTGAATTGCAAACTTTAATGCCATGGTTATACCTCCGGATTTAAACTTTTAAGAAATTTTATTATGTCTTTTGAAAGAACCACATTGCTTGTCGCTGCTGCATATGTGCGCAACGCATCTCGTGCCGCAAAATCTTTGTCGGGACGCAGCACAAAGCATCCGTCAATTGACGCACCGCTTTCGTTGTCATATACGCGATACTTGTGATAAAGCCCCGGTTCTGCTTCCCTTGGTAAATCCGGTAAAGGCATCCAGAATGTCACCTGCGGCTGTTCCCAATCCGGAAATTCGTCCAAATACCAACCTTCATCGATAAAAAATGTTGCGATTTCGTAGGAATTAACTAAACTCACATGCTCTCGTGGTCTGCCGTTTGCAATTACTAATACCACCTGGCAATCTTCCGGGAGCCTGTCATCGACGCTTATCCACGGCGACGCGGCCGGCTCTTCAAGCCGTTTCCTCGCGGCGCGGATAATTGCGCAGCTGTGGCAGGCGAGAGATTCAGCCTGCTTTGATATCTTGTGGATTGCCGCAATAAAGTCTTTATTATCAATCATTTTCCTGCCTCCTCAAAGAATCTATGTCCGCCGATGGTGCAGACATAGGTCTGCGACTCGTGCCATATGCTTTGGCACAGCTCCGGCGCGTAGAAATACAGTATCTCGGCATCCGTCGCTACATCGCCGTCGTCAAAGACATCGGAGACCGCGCTCTTGACTTTGTAGCTCGGCTCGGGTCGCTTGTCGGTGTAGCCGTATCTCCTGACAATCTCGGCGGGACGCGCGTTTTCCTGCTCGCAAGCGTTAAGAATGCACTGGGCAACAGCCATTTGACCTATGTACGGCTCGGCTCCCGCCTCTGCCATGACTACCCGCTCAACCTCATCGCGCTCGGCGGCGGTCAGGGCGTATCTGACGCTTGCAGTTGACTGCAAAACCGTTTCCGGCTCTGCTTCCGTCGCTGCTTCCGGCTCGGTCGGCTCGACATAGTAAACATCCGGCATCGCGCTTGTTATCTCCGGCAACGCCGCGAGAACCATAATCGCCACCAGCGCGATAACCGCGCCGATGATAAGCAAGTCTTTAGTCATCATTGCCAGCCTCCTTGTGCATCGGCTTGACAATAGTCAGCCTTGTGGTGTGCCGGTTTGCCAAAGTAGCAAGGTTGTCCGCCGCGCCAAGCACTTCTTCAGCGGTAAGCCCGGCTTTTTCGGCGGAATCCTCAACAGCTGATATTGCCAGTTTGCAGGCTGCCACAATTACACACATGTCCGTTGTCCCGATTCCGCCGAAAGCAATTAAAATCTCCTGCGCGAGCATTACGCTCAACAATTCGGACATCGTTGCCGCTTTGTCGATATCGCCACTTTTTAAATAGTGGATCTGGGCATTGTGAGCTTCTTTTAAGCTTTTAATCATTTTCTTTTCTTCCTTTCTTTTTCTTCTTTAAGCCGTCTTTCTTTTCTTGAGCCACAGCTCATATTCTTCTCTGACGCCCGGGATTTCAAAATACCGTTCTACCGCGCGAAGCGTCGACCGGGCTAAATGCGTCATCTCGCTGTCAGGCACCGCCGACAGGTCGAGTTCTGCCGTTTGAGACATCGCAAGAACTCCTTTCTCGTTGTTTTATTTCTTTTTGTGTGATATACTTTCTCTTGAAAGGGGGTGATTGACTTGTCATATAAGCGGTATTATCTTCCCGGTGTTGATGAGATTCATCAGCTGGTCGAGACACCTGCCTCAAAAGAGAAAACAGATCGGATTCGCTTCATCGTTACTGTAGTCGTTTCCGTTGTAGCAACAATAGCCTCTATTGTTGCTGCTGTTTTTGGGGCTCTTGCTTACTTTGGTTAAGACAGTTACAATGCCACAACCCACGTCGGTCTCTGCCGCAGTTGCTATTTCCGCGGCAGTACGCCGGCTGTGTAAGCGTAACGGTTTCGATTCGACGAGCCCTTTTTATCCGCTTTTTAAACCTTGTCATGCTTTCATCTCCTTTTAGCCATTTTGGCTATTAACTAAGCAAAAAAATATTCGTCTTTATTCACAATCTTCAAGGTATCCGCAACGGCTTCTATTTCGCTCACCTTGAACTCCGAACGATTGTTTATCTTGTAATTCATTGCTTGGTAGGATATTCCTAAAATTTTTGCCAGTTCAGCCTGTGTAATTCCGACCTCTACCATTTTTGCTTTTAACTTATTTGTCGCTGTCATATTTTTCACCTCTTTTTCTTTAGCCATTTTGGCTATACACATATGATAATCATTATTAGCCATTTTGTCAATAGTTTTTTTTAAGCTTCTTCAAAAAAAATTGACAAACTGGCTATTTTTTGATATCATTTAAACAGGCGGTGATACTATGACAATCTATGATAGGATAAGGAAATTAAGAGAAGAGAAAGGGATGTCCCAGCAAGAACTCGCAGAAAGGGTTGGTTTTAAAACAGCATCGGCTGTTAATAAAATCGAACTGGGGCTTCGAAACATAAATCAAAGTAAAGTATCAGATTTCGCAAAAGCATTAAACACAACAACATCTTATTTAATAGATGGCGAGGACTCTTCAAGCCTTCCACCAATGGAAGCAACTTTTAGGGATAGATTAAATGAGGCGTTATGCTACCGAAAAATGAGTGCTTCTGAACTCTCTAAACTTTCCGGGGTAAACGAAGGCGCTATTAGTCAATATCGAAAAGGCGAGTATAAAGCAAGTCAAGACAGTCTTGAAAAAATAGCCGCCGTATTAAATGTATCAATTCCCTGGCTTATGGGCGCAAACGTCCCTATGCAACCGCTTAACCTTGTTCCTCCAACGGTCGCAACCGATGTCATAACATTTCCGGTTCTCGGAAGTATTGCAGCGGGATATGAAGAAATCGCGAATGAGGATTGGAGTGGGGAGACTGTAGAAATTCCAGTGTCTTATCTCAAAGGAAGAAAACAGGCTGAATTTTTTGTATTAAAAGTGCATGGGAACTCTATGTATCCGCTTTATCACGAAAATGACAAAATACTCATTTTGAAGCAAAATTGTATCGAGCATAACGGTGACATCGGCGCAGTTATCTATGACGGCGAGTGTGCCACGCTCAAGCGCATTGATGTTTTTGATGATATGGTAAGACTCAGTCCCGTGAATCCGGAATATCAACCCAAAGAGCTAAGGGGTGTTGATATGGAAACATATCACATTCTCGGCGTACCACGTATGCTTATTCGCGAAATAAGTTAAAAAGCCCGCTCCCACAAGAACGGTAAGTGGTAACCGCATGATATCATATTTTTAAGGTGGTATAAATGGCGCACATTTTTGGAAAGAAACTCAAAGAGCTAAGAAAGGCAAAAGGACTCACTCAGCAAGAGCTTGTCGATACAGTTAACTCGAAGTATGGCACCGCTATTAATAGAACAACAATAAGCAAATGGGAAAACGGAACCCAAGAAGCTGGTATGGGTTTTGTCCTTATTTTTGCTGATTTCTTTGGCGTTTCCTTAGATTATATAATGGAAAAATGGTGAGTGTCCCTACTCCTGCGGGGACAGGAACGAGCGAGAAAGTGACAATGAAAAGTAAGAAAGCGGAGAGAGTATGACAAATGCAGTAATATATGCCCGGTATAGCCCGGGGCCAAATCAAACGGATCAATCAATCGAAGGACAAATCCACGAGTGCACCAGATTCTGTGAGGATAATGACCTGCGCATCGTTGGAACATATATAGACCGCAAGCAGACCGGTCGAAATGATAACCGCGCTGATTTTCAAAAGATGCTCCGAGACAGCTCGCGGCATGGCTTTTCAACCGTCGTCGTTTGGAAAATAGACCGCTTCGGGCGGAACCGCGAAGAAATCGCAAAAAACAAGGCGGTATTGCGGATGAATGGCGTCCGGGTGCTTTCGGCAAAGGAACACATTCCCGACGGTCCAGAGGGAATCATCCTCGAAAGCGTGCTCGAAGGTCTCGCCGAATATTATTCCGCGAACCTCTCGCAAAACATAAAACGCGGAATGCGGGAAAGCGCGCTCAAATGCCAGTTCAACGGCTCCGGTCTCTCGACCGGATATACCGTCGATGCGGATCACAAATATCGCATCGACCCCGATGGTGCGGCCGTCGTGCGAACGATTTTTGAAATGTACGACGGCGGCAAGAAGATAGCGGACATTCTGCGATATCTGCAGCAGAGCAACATCAAGACCATGCGCGGCAAAGAATACACGCACTACGGCATTTCGCGCATTCTCCGGAATCGCGTGTACATCGGCGAATATCACTGGCACGATATTGTCGTGCCGGGGGGCGTTCCGCAGATTATCGACAATGATTTGTTTGACCGCGTGCAAAAGCGGCTCGAAGTAAACAAGCACGCTCCTGCCGCTCGGCGCGGCGACGTTGACTTTCTGCTGACATCAAAGCTTATATGCGGCAATTGTAAATCCACGATGATTGGAGACTGCGGCACCGGAAAGAACGGCGCAAGGTGGTATTATTACACCTGCCGCGCCAAAAAGACTAAATCAAGCAAATGTCGCAAGAAATCCGTCCCGAAAGAAGCCCTTGAGCGCGAAATCACCGCCCTGACTGCCGCTTATGTCCTGCGTGATGATGTTATAGACTACATAGCCAACAAAGTGGTCGAAATTCAAAAATCAGAGCACGACGACAAATCGATGCTTCGCTATTTCGAATCGCAGCTCAAAGACACCAACAAAGCAATCGCAAATATCATGCGCGCCATAGAAGCCGGCATAATCACCGAAACCACCCGCTCCCGGCTTGAAGAGCTTGAGGACACAAAGCGCGACCTTGAGACGGAAATCATCAAAGAAAAGGTCGCCCGCCCCACAATCGAACGCGAGCAAGTAATCTTTTTCCTCGAAAAGTTTCGCGGCGGCAATGTCGACGACAAGGAATACCAGCGTAAAATCATCGACACCTTTGTTCACAAGGTCATTTTATATGACGACAAGATCACTATAACCTACAATTACAGCACCGACAGCACGAAAAACGCAGAGAACACGGTCGAATCCATCGAAAGCGCCGCATCTGCAGCAGAGTGCAAGTGTTCGAATAAGCCCTCTTCGTCTCCACCAAGAAAAAACCTCGTTCATAAGAACGAGGTTTTTTCAGTTATATTCGCCTGCGGCGAGTTATATTGCTTCGCAGTGATATTCGGCATACGCCGAGTTATATTTGCTCTGCAAGCTTCAGGGCGAATATAATATCACTTTTGCGCAGCAAAAATATCACGTCAAGCAAAGCACGTCATATCGCAAGGGGATGTGATGTTAAATCAAAAAGCCGAGAAAAGCAGTACGGCGGACGGTCGGAAAGTCTGCGCAAAATTAACAGAATATAACTGTGTCGGTGTTTTTATACTCGATACGTTATACTGAATTCGATAAACCGGATGCTATGGAGGAAATGATGATAATCAAAGTCGATAGGGACACTGAGCTTGCGAAAATGCTTCTGTCCTTCGTGGAGAACTGCTCGTGGGACGGTGTTAAAGATCATATTGCGGATATGCTCCGCTCATGGACATTTTCGGATTGGGAAACGATGTTTGCCGCGATTGCAGACGGAAAAATTGTCGGCATGGCGTCCGTGATGAAAACGGATTATTATCCGCTTGCGGAAATCTATCCGTGGGTGTCCTGCGTTTTCGTATCCGAAGACTCCCGAGGTCAAAAAATCAGCGGAGAACTGATTGAATATGCGAACAGATATCTAAAAGAAAACGGCTTCGGCAGAAGCTATATCCCCGCGGAGTTTTTCGGCTTGTATGAGCACTACGGATATAGGTATCTCAAGGATATTGTAAACTATGACGGCGGTACGGATCATTTATTTGTGAAAGACTTTTAA